GATTATTGCGGGCGTTTCAGCTTCAAGCCCTAACCACATCCTTGGTAGCGACAATGCTACTGACCTAGCCGCAGGAACTTTTGACGGCACTGGTAACTTGGATTTAGGTTTCGGTACTAACGAGCATGACCCTCTTGACTTGATGGCTCACATGGCGCGTCTACTTGACGAGCAAAGCATCCCAGAAGAAGGTCGTTGGTTCTTAGCTCCACCTAGTTTTTACGAGCAACTATCTCAGTCTAGCTCTAAGTTGATGTCTGTTGACTTCAACGCCGGTCAAGGTGGAATCCGCAACGGATTAGTATCTTCTGGCAAGCTACGTGGATTTGACATGTACAAGTCTAACAACATCGCCGCTCCAAGCAACGCGGCAGGTCAAGTAGTATGTGGACACATTAGCTCTACTGCAACTGCACAGACCATCACAAGCACTGAAGTCCTTCGCGACCCAGATAGCTTTGGTGACATCTGTCGTGGATTGCACGTATACGGCGCTAAGGTTCTACGCCCAGACGCATTAGTATCTGCGTTCTACGGTATTGACTAAGTAAGCAATTAGAGAAGGGGGTGTAAAAGCCCCCTGATCTTTGAGAGGACAATATGGCTATAGTAGGAAGTGATGCAAAGCCTGTAATGATGAGAGGCAAGAAGAGAGGAAAGATATTAGGCGATACAGGAAGTTGGTATAAGCCTGAGAACAAAAAGAAATTTGACGATAACTGGGATGCAATTTTTAATAAGCCCACTACTAAAACAGAATCAAAGGCGCAATAACATATGTCATCAACTTATCTTGATTTAACTAACGAACTTCTAAGAGAACTCAATGAAGTTACGTTAACAAGCGCAACATTTCCAAATGCAGTTGGTGTACAGCAACACGTTAAGGACTCACTTAATCGTGCATACTTTGATATTATTAACGAAGAACCTCAGTGGCCTTACTTAGCTGTTGCTGAAAGCGGTGACGTAGACCCGATGTATGGAAACGTATATGTCGAGACAACCGCAGGTACACGTTTTTACGAATTAAAACCCGCTAGTTCTAGTATCACTACGGACTACGGATCAATAGATTGGGATAATTTTTATATTACTACTGTAGGTGTAAACGGAGAAACTGCTCCTTATGTTTCGCGTAACCTAAGCTTTATGACTACAGAGGCTTGGAAGGACTTCCGCAGAACTTCTGAGAACGCAGACGATGCTGACACACAGCAGTACGGTCAACCTAGTAATGTTATCCGAAGCCCAGACTCACGGAAGTTTGGACTAAGCCCTATCCCAGATAAGACATACCGCGTATGGTTTTATGCTTGGAGCCTACCTACAAAGCTAGTAGCTCACGGAGACACTGTAGTGTTCCCTGAAATGTATACATCTGTATTACTAGCTAAAGCCCGATACTATATCTGGCAGTTTAAAGACAACCCACAAGCGGCGGCGTTTGCATTAGAAGACTTTAAAAAAGGATTACGCAGTATGCGTTCTAACCTCTTAGAGCCTACGCCCACCTATATTAAAGATGACCGAATGAGATTCGTATAATATGGCCGCTTCACAACCTTATGGTGTTTCATGTAAAGGCGGGTTAAACACAAACCTAAACCAACTTGAAATGCTTGGACAGCCGGGATTAGCTACAAAGCTTTTAAACTTTGAAGTTGATGCAGACGGCGGCTATCGTCGTATAAACGGCTACACAGACTTTGGAGACACTCGTCCTAATGGCTCTAATGATATCTTAGGTCTTTCAGTATATGCTGATGGCCTTATATCTTGTTCAGGCGACGGTATCTTTTTTAGCGTAGACGGCGAAGACACTTGGCTTCAAATTAATAGAGCTAGTGTTGCAAGTGGTGGAGACAACTACACAGCCTTTACAGGCCGTAGCATGGACGCTAGAACCGGACAGAAGCAATGTAGCTTTACAGTCTTTGAAGGCAACACAGACTACGGACAGATCATTATCACTGACGGAGCTAACAAGCCCTTCTTATTTAGCATGACAGGAACAGGTGGCTTAACGACTCGTACATTTTTTGCAGAAGAAGTTACAGTAAGCGGCGCAACAGCCCCTACAGTATGTGCTATCCACGACCAACACTTAGTTGTTGCAGGTGCATCTACTGCTAAAAACACAGTTTTTTATAGTTCGCTTCTAGACCCTAGTAGTTTTTCAGGCTCTGGAGCAGGAAGCATCTTATTGCCTGACCAAGTGGTTGGTATCAAAAGCTTCCGTAGTGATCTTATTATCTTTTGTCGTAACAGCATACACAAGCTTGTAAATATTAATGATGCTAACAGCATTGCTATTATACCTGTTACACAGAACGTAGGTTGCTTGAGTTCACATAGCATTCAAGAAATTGGCGGTGACTTAGTGTTCCTTAGCCCAGACGGTATACGTTCTGTTGCGGGTACATCAAGAATTGGTGACGTTGAATTAGGATCAGTTAGTCGTCAAATACAATCTATTGTTTCAAACATAGCTAATGCTGTAAATACGTTTACTATCACAAGCGCAGTACTAAGAAGTAAGTCGCAGTATAGATTGTTTTATACTGTTCTTAACGGCTCAACTGCATCTGCTAGAGGAATTATCGGCACGTTAACTGCTAATGGTTTTGAATGGTCTGAAACACTAGGCATTCAAGCTACTGGTTTTGCTTCTGGTTTTGCGGCTACAGGTATTGAAAAACTATATCACGGTGACAACGAAGGCTATATTTATAACCACAATGAGGGCAACAGCTTTTCATCAGCAGGAACTTTATTAGATATTACCGCTCAGTATCAAACACCACACTACGATTTTGGTGATGTAGGAACACGAAAGACTATGCACTATGTTAAGCTTTCGGTAACTCCAGAAGGCGAAGTATCGCCAACATTAAGAATTAGGTATGACTACGAAGACACAACAATCCCACAGCCCGCAGAGTATCTGCTAGATAACATTCCAACGCCTTCTCTTTTTGGTCAAGGTGTTTTTGGAGTAGCTGTATTTGGTGCAAGCTCTGACCCAATGTTACGTCAGGCTGTACAAGGTAGTGGTACTGTTTGTAATTTCCAAATTAAAAGCTCAGATCAAAAGCCGCCTTATGCAATTAACGGCATCTACATAAATTACGTCCCATCAGGTAGGAGATAACCCAAATGGCAGGAACAAGTTACACTAGACAAAGTACGCTTACCGATGGCGATACGATTACATCAGCACTTTTTAATGCAGAGTATAACCAGTTAGTTACTGCATTCTCTTATGCCGCTACAGGCACGACAGGACACCAACACGATGGTGGAGCAGGAGAAGGCGGTAACATTGAAATCATTGGCGACCAAGACTTCTTAAACAAGATAGTTGTTGATAGTTCTAACAACCGTTGGAGCGTCTTTGTAGAAGTAGGCGGTAGTGCCGTTGAGCAAGTACGCATTGAAGACGGTGTAGTATATCCGGTTACTGATAGCGACGTAGACCTTGGTACAGATGCTTTGCGTTTCAAGAACGCTTACATCGACAGCCTTACAGCTACAGGCAACCTTACAGTTGGTGGAAACATAACTGTAACAGGCAACGTAGACGTTGACGGCATTGTAGAGTTTGACGGTTTATCTGGCACAGGCTCAGTTACAGTCACAGACATTTTAGATCAAGATGATATGTCAGGCAACAGTGCTACAGCCCTTGCAACTCAGCAGTCTATCAAAGCCTATGTAGATGCACAGCAAGACACTGTTGACACTCTTGGCGAGATACTTGCACTCAGCAACACTACTGCGGGTACAGACATTTCTGTATCGACTGACGATAAGGTACAGTTCCGTGATTCAGCTATTTATATTAACTCTAGTGCTGACGGACAACTAGACATTGTTGCAGACACTGAGATTCAAATAGCCGCGACTACTATAGACATTAATGGTGCTGTTAACGCCAGTGGCGAAATTATTGCCGCAAGCTTAGACATCTCTGGAAACATTGATGTTGATGGTGTTACTAACCTTGATGTTGTAGATATAGACGGTGCTGTGGACATGGCTACAACGCTTGCAGTAGCGGGTAACGTAGACTTCAATGGTGATCTAGACGTAGATGGTACAACTAACTTAGATGTTGTTGATATTGATGGCGCTGTGGACATGGCTACAACGCTTGCAGTAGCGGGTAATGTAGACTTTAATGGCGACCTAGATGTAGATGGAACAACCAACCTTGATGCTGTTGACATTGATGGCGCAGTAAACATGGCGACTACCTTGCTTGTTACAGGCAATGTAGACTTCAATGGCGATTTAGATGTAGATGGAACAACCAACCTTGACGTTGTTGACATTGACGGCGCAGTAGATATGGCAAGTACACTAGCTGTTGCAGGTGTTTTGACTGCCGCCTCTTTAGACATTTCAGGCGATGTAGATGTTGACGGAACTTTAGAAACTGACGCGCTTACTATTGCAGGTGTTACTTTAGCAGAAACTATTGCTGATACTGTAGGAGCTATGGTTAGTTCTAATACTGAGTCAGGTATTACAGTAGCCTATCAGGACGCAGATAACACTTTAGACTTTACAGTCGGCACACTGAACCAAGATACAACAGGCACAGCGGCAATCGCTACAACAGTTACAATCACTGACAACGAAAACACAAACGAAAACAACGCTATTGTCTTTATAGCGGGTGGTGACTTAGACGGCGGTAACTTAGGCTTAG